ACCAGCGCACCAAACATCATCTGGAGTGGAACACTCAGCATTCGGATGAAGATGGACCGCTGTACCAGTGGTACCAGCGATACATGCAAGGCGAAAAGCTCGAGCCGCTCCTCGAACCGGGCGTCGAGTACCATCTGTCCGCCGAAAAACCAGCCATGTGCCAGTCCATAAGTCCTTGGAAGGACAACATGGGGGAAATGATGCCCACCAACCCAACGCCCTTGGGAACCCAACCCCTCATCCACGAAAAAGCATCACCATGGTATGCTGAAATGTTCTGCCTCACGCCTCAAGCCAAGCCGGGGCGTACGATGAACAATCTGCTCACGTGCTACAACGTGCGCCTTGCCAACGTGAACGGCCGCCTCAAGACGACAGAGCAGCGCCGCATGCGCATCCGCTGGCTCGGCCGCTTGCTACTCAACTCTGTGCCGCTCGAGGTGGAAAACAGGCTTCTGGATGAATGGCTTGCCGACCTCAAGCCCAAGCACAAGATCCGCCGCATCAACGCGGAACGCCTCAACGAGATGGGCGAGCACGAGTACGAAAACACCATATTCGGCAAAACCAATGAGACCCTGGCTATCAAACAGGTCGTCGACCCCCACAACGGCAACGACACGGCCCAATTTGTCATGCGTCCCATCATCAACTGCAGCGATCAAATGTGGTATGCAACCGCCCATCCGATGAAATTGGTGCAGGATGCGTTCACAAAAACCTTTCACAGCAAGCACGAGGCAATGTGGCTGGGAAGCGACCACCGTCCAAACGTCAGCATCAGAGAGCACGTGTTGTTGGACCGCACCCCCTTGGGCTTGCGCGCATTCTATCCAAGCAAGGCAACAACCGGAGACATCGACACGTTTTGGAACGACTCATTGGCCATGGGTGGCAACTGCATGCACCAACTCATGAGCGGCGACGACAGCGCGATTGTGCTCCACATTGGCGACAGCCTTCTGACCATTGAAAACGACTTCAGCAGCTTTGACGCCTCCCAGGCCAGTCACCTGTTGAATGTTGGCGCGGACATGCTGGCGCACGTCGACGGGATCGCCTACAACGCATACCGCGAGATGTACGAGCAACAGTGGATCGTGCGTCTGGGCCCTTATTCGCAACACAAGTTTGCCGTCCCGGAATGCCCCAGCTGGTTTGACTACAACATGCGCATGACCGGTGAAAACGGCACAAGCGTTTGCAACACAGCGACAAATTTGATCACCACATACGCTGTGATGTCGG